CCTACCAGTTCTGGACGGAGAAGGGCCAGTGGGAGCCGATCCCCGGGCCCGTGCTGCATTGGCGGTGGATCTCGGACAACGGCATCGTGGGCCACGCCCCGGCCGAGATGAATGCGACGAGTATCAACCTCGCTCGACAGCTCGACACCGCGGCGACGGCGTTCTGGCAGAACTCCGCGCGGCCCGACATGGTCCTCGAGACGGACGAGAAGGTCCCCGATGCGGCGGTCGACGCCCTGCGGGACATGCTGCACGAGGCCTACGGCGGGGCCGAGAACCGCGGCCGGGCCGCCGTGCTCCCGAAGAAGACGCGGCTCAAGCCGATCGAGTCGAACTCGATGGAGGCGTCGCAGTTCCAGGAGCTGCGGGACGCGATCCTCCCCGATGTCTGCCGTCACTGGGGCGTTCCTTCGACGCTCCTCGGTGACGCGAAGATGAACAAGTACTCGACCGTGGAGCAGGAGCACCTCTCCGCCCAGGTCTGGTGCCTCCTCCCGTGGGCCCGCCGGATGGAGTCGCCGATCGACATGGCGCTCCAGCCGGTCTACGGCGAAAACGTGTACGCGAAACTCGATACCCGCGGCATCCTGCGGGCCGACACCGCGGGCCGGGCGGCCCTGTATCAGTCGCTGTGGAACATGGGGGCGATCACGCCCAACGAGATCCGCGACCGCGAGGACTTCGACCTCCTCGACACGCCGGCGGCGAACCAGACGTTCGTCCAGCTCGGGTTCTCGACGCTCGACGCCGCGGCCGCCCAGGCCGGGGCGGCCGGGGGCGAGCCGCCCGACGCCGTGACCGAGCCGGCCGGCGACACGCCGGGCGACGAGGCCGACGACACCGGCGAGACGACCGACGACTCCCCGGGCGACGACGTGACCGAGGCCGGCGGCTTCCGCCTCGGGCAGCGCGTGTACTGGGCCGGCGGCGAAGGCGTGATCGAGCACCTGATGACCGACGGCGTCCTCGGCGTCGAGGGCTCGCCCTACGCGATCACCGCCACCGAGGCCGAGCCGGCCGCGAGCGTCCGCGTCTACTTCGACGACGAGCCGACCGAGTTCACGGTCGGGAAGCGGGTATCGGAACTGTCGGCCACGCCGATCGAGACCGAAGGGGAGTGACCATGTCGAACCAGATCGAGACCCGCTACCTGTCGCAGTCCGCGGACCCCGATGTCGAGCTCCGCCTGGAGACCCGAGACGACGGCCGGCCCGTGATCGTCGGCATGGCCCCGCCATGGAACAAGTGGTCCGTGGACCTCGGCGGGTTCAAGGAACGGTTCATGCCGGGGGCCTTCCGGAAGTACCTCGACCGGGCACCGAACGACCCGCGCGGCAAGGCCGACGTGGTCGCGAAGTACAACCACCAGGATTCCGCGGTCCTGGGCCGGACCACCAACGGCACGCTCGACATCCAGGAGACCGAGAAGGGGCTCGTGTTCCGGGCCACCCCGCCGGTCGGCACGCCGACGACGGCCGAGGTCGTGCCCCTGATCCGCGATCGGTACATCTTCGGGTCGTCCTTCGCGTTCTCGCTGACGGACGCGCGGGGCGAGTCGTGGGACGAGGATCCCGCCGGCAACGTTACCCGCACGATCACCGAGGCGGCGATCTTCGACGTGTCGCCGGTGACGCACGCCGCCTACCCGAACAGCTCCGTCGGCCTTCGCTCCCTGTCGGCATGGAAGGCGGCCCGAGGGCTCGTCCAGCACAGGAGCGAGGGCCGCGGGCTCGTGATCTCGCTCGACTACGATCGGACCTGGACGGCGGCCCCCGGCCTCTGGCGGTCGTTCGTCGGCATGGCGACGGCCGCCGGGAACCGCGTGGTCTGCATCTCGCGGCGCGAGAACGACGAGGCGAACCGCGAGGAGCTGCGGCTGGCGTTCGCGGACCTCGAGGTCTCCGACCTGATCCTCTGCGGGGCCGGCACCCAGAAGCGGGACGCCGCGGCCGCCGCCGGCCTGGCGGTCGACGTGTGGGTCGACGACTACCCCGAGGGCATCGTCTCGGCCACCGACGCGAAGCCGACCCGGGCCCTGCGGGTCTCGTCCCTGGCCGGTGCCCGGGCCGCAGCCGCGGCCGCCGTCGCCCGAATGAAGGCCCACGTCTGACCGGGAGCCGATATGCCCTCGACACTCACCCATACCGGCTCCGTCCAGTTCCGGACGCTACTCGCGGACGGCGAGGTGAAGATCGCGCGCGACCTGAACCTGAAGACCGACCTCCCGGACGGCAGCGGCACCGGGCAGGCCAACCTCTACTGGTCGGGAACGCTGTCGCTGAACGCCGCGGCGTCGACCACGCTCGACGTTTCGCTCCTCGAGTCCGTGATCTTCGGCTCGTTGGTCTACGCGTCGCCCGCGTCCATCAAAAGCCTGACCATCCGGAACACGTCGCCGGGGGCGACCGTGCGGGTCGAGCCGGGGGCGACGGACGGATGGGCGCAGATCCCCGGCCACAACGTCGGCAAGTCTGGCGTGGCGATCCACTACGCGCCGGTCGACGGGCTACCCGTCACGGCATCGTCCCGGACGGTCAAGTTCACGAACAACGCGACCGCGATCTCGGCCACCGGGGCGACCACGAACGGCTCGACCGCCGTGACCGGCCTCGCGTCGACCGCGTCCATGGTCGTCGGGATGGCGGTCTCCGGGACCGGCATCCCAGCGGGGACGACGGTCGCCAGCATCACGAGCGGGACGGCGATCACGCTCTCGACACCGGCGACCGCCACCGGGGCCTCCGTGGCCCTCACGGTCCAGTGGGTCGCGGTCGTCGAGATCTACGTCGTCGGGGTGAGAGCGTGACCAGCACATGCCTCACCTGCGGCGGTCGCTGCCGCGTCGAGTCGAGCAAACGGGCCGGCGACCGCCAGGTCCGATACGTCGAGTGCCAGACCTGCCGGCAGCGTCGCCGCCAGGTCGTCCCCGCCCATGCCGTCTGGAGACGAAAAAAGTGACCACGACCACCGCCGCCACCGCAGCCGCCGGGCAGGAGTCCGGCATCCTGGATCAGGTCTACGTCTTCATTCAGACGGCGAAGACCCGCGCCGCCGACGGCCTGACGTGGGCCGAGTTCGGCGAGCTCCTGCTCGCCCTGCTCCGTCTCGTCGTCCCCGCCCTCGAAGGCGTCCGGCTGATGTCGGGGGCCGAGAAGAAGGCGTTCGCCCTCGACGCCGTGGGCCGGCTCTTCGACGCCGTGGCCGACTACGCGATCCCGGTCGCCGCCTATCCGCTCTGGGTCCTGGCGCGGCCGGCCGTGCGGGCCCTCGTCCTGGCGATCGCCGGCGGCGTGCTCGAGCAGTATCTCGCCTTCCTCCGTGGGAGGTGACATGCCCCTCCCGATCGTCGATCAGCTCCGGCTCCTCCACGCGTGGTCGCCCCTGCTCGGCTACCTACGGCGGCTCTCGACCACGCTCGACGCGCGGGAGCGGGCCGTGATCATCGGCGACCTCCTGGAGTGGGTCGCCGAGAAGACCGCGAGCCGGTTCGACGACCGCCTCGCCGCCCGGCTCTCCGCCGTGCTGCGGACCCCCGAAGGCGTCGAGCTCGTCCGCGAGACCGTCGCGATCGCCGACACCATCGCCGATTCCCTACCCGAGGAGCCCACATCGTGAGTTTCGCATACGTCCAGTACGCCGTGGGAATCGCCCTCGTCGCGTATGCCCTGTTCCTGCTCGCCCAGAAGGTCCGCGGCCTGAAGGTCTTCGGCACCGGCTCGGCGATCCCGACCGACGACGTTCGGATCGTGTCGGACCTCGCGACCCGGCTCCGGGCCCAAGGGAAGACCGAGGCCGTCGCGATCGCCCTTCAGCTCCACGCCGAGCTCCTGAAGCCGGAGACCCGCGCGTGAGGCCCTTCGTCCTGCTCGCCGCCGGGCTCGTCCTGCTCGGCGGTCTCCCGCCGCTCCCTGCGATCCCGTGGCCTACGGTCCCGTCGATCACCGCGCCCGCCCCCGGCCCGGCGACCGCGGCCGTCTACGTCTACGAGAAGGACCACACCGCGGTCCCGGTCGGCGTCACGGTCGGCCTGAACCGGCTGAACCGGGAGCGGCAGATCGTCGCGACGCTCCTCGAGGCCGACACCACCAACGGGGCCGGCACGATCCCCGAGCAGTTCCGCCAGGCGGTCGCGGCCGCGAAGGCCGACGGCCTGCCGGCCCTGGTCGTCCTGTCGGGCTCGACGGTCCTCGCGATCGTGAAGGCCCCGGCCGACGCCGAGCAGATCGTGAGGGCCGTTCCATGACGATCGACCCGCGCCTGATCGACGTGTTTCCGGACGAACACGACGGCTACCCCGACCACCTGGCGGCCGAGGACACGACCGACGCTCTCCGCGATGCCTGCGGCGACGCGGCCCGCGAGTTCCCGGATGCGATGTGGATCGAGCCCGAGGACTGGGCCGACCGGGCCGCCGACAACGATCGGCACGGCCTCTGGGGGCTGAACTACATCGACCGGTACACAAACCAGAACCCTACCCACGAGTGCACCTGCCATTCCCTGCGGGCGAACGCCGAGGCCGCGCGGAACCGCGCGCGGGGCGTGTCGTTCCGCGACGGGCCCCGGGCCGGCTACCGCTACCCCGAGTCCACCGTCTACGGGTCGGTCTGGCTGTCGCCGCTCAGTGTCTATGCCGAAGCGAACCCCGGGCAGTGGGGCGGGGCGAACGTCCGCCAGGTCCTGGAGATCGCGGTCCGTCGAGGCATGCTCCCCGACCGGCTCCAGCCGCGCGAGTACGGGCTCCCTCACGTTCTCCAGGGCACGAGCGGCCGCGGCAACGCGAACCAGTCGGGCGGTCCCTGGGTCTCCGTCTCGCGGTTCCCCGAAGGCTGGCAGGAGACCGCCCGACACTTCCGCCCCCTCGAGGTGATCTTCCCGAAGTCCTACGAGGAGGCGGTGTGCTGCGTGCTGCATGGCCTGGTCGTGAGCGTCGGCCGCCGCGGGCATGCCGTGCCGTGGGCGCGGTGGATCGCCGATCAGCGGCTCATGGCCTACCCGGACTCCTATGACGTGACCCGGTTCGACTCTGAGCGGACCGCTCGCTCGGCGTGGAAGGGCTCGTTCGCGATCGCCTCCATGACCCTCCCCGACGACTGGAGCCGGCCCGCCGGATGACCGATGCGATCCCTACTCGTCTGGCTGATCCTCGCCGGTGCGGCCCTCGCGGCCGACTGTGACAACTGCCAGGGCGACCGCCTGGTCGGCCCGGGCCCGATGCACTACCCGTGCCCGGTGTGCTGCGGCTCGGGCACCGTCGCGGATCCGCCCCCGGCTCCGCCTCCGCCCCCGGCGGGGGCGGTCTGCCGGGCCTCCGCCGATGTCGTCGCCGCCGTCGAGTCGGCCCCCGCGGCCCCCGCCCGCGGCCGCCCCCGGCCCGTGGTCTGCCGGATCGCGGCCGCCGACGGCCCGAGTCGGATCTACGGGTCCGGCGTCCTCGTCCAGGCGAGCGGCTCGACCGGGATCGTCCTGACGAACTGGCACGTCGCCAGGACCCACCGGCAGGGGCTCACCGTGTCGTGGCCCGACGGCACGACCTCGAAGGGGACGGTCGTCGCGTGGGATGACGCCTGGGACCTCGCGGCCCTGGCGGTCGCCAGGCCGAAGGCCGCGCCCGTGACGATCGCCGCCACCGCGCCCCGGCTCGGCGACCCGATCACGATCGCCGGCTATGGCCCGGGGAAGTACCTCGAGCAGACCGGGCCGGTGACCGACTACCTCTCGCCCACGAAGTCCCACCCCCGGCAGTTCGTCGAGATGAAGGGCACCGCCCGACAGGGCGACTCCGGAGGCCCGATGTTCAATGCCGAGGGCGAGCTCGCCGGCGTGCTGTTCGGCGAGCGCGAGGGCCGGACGGTCGGCTCCTGCTCGACCCGGGTCGCCGCGTTCCTCTCGACGGTCGCCGGCCCCCGCGCGGCGTGCTCGGTCTGCGAGGCCTCGCGATGACGCCCCTCGAGCTCGACCAGGCCCGCGAGGCCGTCTGGCAGGCCCTCGGCGATCGGCCGATGCGGCGGCGGCTCCTGGGCCGGAAGCGGTCCGACGCGATCGTCCGGGTCGCCCTGTCGCAGATCGCGGCCATGGAGGGCGAGCTCCGGGCCGCCGGCCCCGACGGGATCCCGGCCCCCGGCGGCATCCGCCGGCGGATCGAGGAGCGGGTCCGGGCCGTCTACTCCGAAAACTGCGGGATGGCCTTCACGACGCTCGTCCTCGTCTGGGCGATCTCGGCGATCGTCCAGGCCCTGGTGATCCGGTGGCTGAACAACAGGAGCGAAACGTGACGCGGTCCGAACTGATCGAGGCCCTCGGGCCCACCGGTGCGCTCCTGAACACGATCGGCATCCCGGCCGGCGTGCTGGCGGTGATCCTCTGGATGTTCTACGCCGCCTCGGCCACGCTCCACGACACCGTTGTCGTGCCGGTCGTGGAGTCGCACACCGAGTACCTGAAGACGACGAGCGAGACGCTCCGCTCGCTGGCCGAGACCCAGGGCCGCCAGGCCGAGACGCTCCAGGAGATCGCGGCCGGGCAGCGCGAGATCATCTCGCGTATCGGCGCGGCCGAGCCGGACCGCTGATCGTCCTACGGTAGAACGCGGCGAGATTCTGCCGCGGCGGGCGGTCATATCGTGACGAGCGGTAAGGACACCACTCGAACACGAAGGAACGCCCCATGCCGTCGCCGAAGCTCGCCCGCCTCCAGGATGACGCCGCGAAGGTCGCCGCCGAGATCACGAGCCTCCGGGCCCTCGAGCCGGCCGACGACGCCGAGCGGACCCGGATCGAGGAGCGGCTCGCCGCCCTCGGCCAGCAGGCCGACAACATCGGCAAGGAGTCGGCCGCGGAGCGGGCCCTCGACGACCGGCTCGCGAGCCTGCGGGCCGTGACGGGCACCGCGCCCAGCTCGCCGAAGGCCGCCGAGACCGCCGACGTGTCGGCCGATCCCGCCGACGTGCGGTCGGGCGTGAAGTTCTTCAGCTCGCGGAAGGCCGCGATCGCGGTCGGCGAGTACCTCCGGGCCATCGGCACCGGCGAAGTCCGGGCGATGGGCGAGACCGCCCCGACCTACAACGGCACGGGCGCGGAGTACGTCTACACCGAGCTCTACAACGCGATCGTCAACCGGCTGCAGTACGCCTCGGTCGCCCTCCAGCTCGCGACGGTCGTGCGGCCGAAGACCCAGAAGATCGACTTCCCGAAGGTCGGCGACGCGACCGCCTCGTTCGTGGCGGAAGGCACGGCGACCACGGATGCCGACTTCGTGACCTCGGTCGCAAACCTGACGATGCACGAGATCCGGGCCTCCGTCGCGATCAGCCGCTCGCTGATCGAGGACAGCCCGCTCGACATCGCGGGCCTCGTGACCGAGCGGTACGCCCTCGCGTTCGCCCAGCGGTTCGATACGACCTGGCTCGCCGGCAACGGCTCGAACCCGACGATCGCCGGCCTCGCCGGTGCCGTCTCGGGCCCCAACACCATCACCGTCGCGGCCGGTGCGACCGCGACGACCCTCGCGAACCTCGCCGACGTGGTCGGCAAGGTCGACGAGACCGTGATGGGGACCAGCTCGTGGGTCTGCTCGCGTGCCGGCTGGGTGGACCTGATGAAGATCTGGTCGGCCCAGCAGACGACCCTGACGGTCGGCGGCGGCCGCGTGGTCCCGACGATCTTCGGGGCTCCGGTCTACCTCGTGAAGGGTCTCCCCTCCACGACGCTGGCCCTCTACGGCGACTTCAGCATGTCGACCGCGGTCGGCCTGAAGGACACCGGCCTCGAGATCGAGGCGGGCCGCGAAGTCCTGATGCGGAACCGCCAGGTCCTCTACGTCGCGAACACCCGGTTCGGCGTCAGCAACCACGCCCCCGAGTTCGTCGCCCGGCTCGCCAAGGCCTGAACCTGACGCGGCCTGATTCATGGGGGCCGGGGCTGGCAGGGATGCCGGCCCCGGCCTTCTCTCTATCCGGAGTGCCCCATGTCGAAGCCCGACACGATCCGCGTTCTCCAGTGGCCCTCCGTCGAGCCGGTCTCGCTGACCGACGCGAAGGCCCAGTGCGGCATGCTCGCGGACGTGACGGAGTTCGACCGGTTCCTCCTAGACAAGATCGCCGCGGCCCGCCGGCTCGTCGAAAGCCGCCTCTCCGTGACGCTCGTCGCGACCCAGTACCGGGCGACCTGGCAGGCCGGAGGTAGCGTGCTGCACCTCCCGGCCCCGCCCGTTCTGATCTCGGCGACCTACCCGATCGCGGTGACGGTCGCCGGCGTCGCCCTGGCGGCCGCCGACTACGAGGTCGACCAGGACGCGTTTCCCGCCACGCTGACGCTCGACACGGCCACGGCCGAGAAGGTCGTCGTCACCTACTGGGCCGGGGCGGCCGCGGGCTCGCAGATCGAGCCCATGATCCGATCCGCGATCCTGGCGTTCGTGAACCACCAGTTCGAGAACCGCGGCGTCCTCAACACCGAGGGCGGCGGCGAGCTGCCCCACGCGTTCGAGACCCTGCTCGCGGCCTCCTCGTGGAACGGGGGCTGGTGATGCGGCCGTCCGGACGCTACCGCGAGGTCTTCATCCTGGAGCGGCCCGTCCGTTCGCGGAACGTGGCCGGCGGCACGGTCGAGACCTGGGAGACCGTCGCGAAGATCCTCGGCTCCTACGAGGCCACGACCTACTCCGAACAGGCCCGCCGCGGCCAGGTCGGCGGCGGCATCACGGCGACGGTCTACACGCGGTACCGGGACGACGTCGCCGGCGACATGCGGCTCCGGTGGCCGAGCCGCGGCGACCGGCTCCTGTACGTCTCCGCGGTCGTCGAGGTCCCGGGCGGCGACGACCTCGAGCTGACGGTCGAGGAGCAGCGGACATGATCGTCCTCGGGTGGAACAACGTCTCGGGGCAGATCGGCGAACTGATGCGCCGGTACAACGAGCTCCCCCGAAGCGTCGCGAAGAAACACCTCCAGGCCGCGATGAAGCGAGCCGGGAAGACCGCGGTCCCGATCCTGAAGAAGAACACGCCGAAGGGTGGGACGCGGGTCGTGAAGTCCACGATCATTCGCGGCGAGCAGAAGACCAACTACAAGCGGCGGGGCGGCTCTCTCCGCCGGGCCGCGACGTTCGTCGCCCGCTACAAGGGCACGAACAAGGACGGATCGGTCGTGGGGAGGCTGGGCTACAAGTACGGCATGGAGTCGCGGAAAGCGATCTGGCTGGAGTTCGGCACGACCCGCGGAATCGAGCCTCGCGACATGATGAAGAAGACCTACGCCGCCACGAAGGGGATTATCGGGGCGAACCTTCAGGCGGAGATGGCGGCGGCTCTGGAAAAGGCGACCAACGAGGCGAACTCCCCGATGAACCCGCGGATGTCCCGCCGCGGCTCCGCGGCCGGCATAGCCCCACGATAGGAACACCATGCCCACCCCGCACGTCTGGCTGAAGGAAGCGATCGAGGCCGCCACGTCTTGCACGGCCTGGCCGGTCGGCATGACCGGCACGCAAAACCCGCCCTTCGTGATCTACGCCCGCGAGGGCACGACCCGCGAGCTGACGCTCGACGACGCCCTCGACGACGAGCCGCTCCCGGCCCTGGTCCCCCCGGCCGCCCGGTTCCTCGTGGCGGTCTACGCCGACGACTACGTCGCCGCCTGGGGCTTCGCGAACGAGATCACCGCGGCGATCGACCGGTTCCGCGGCACGGCCCACGGGACGACGGTCGATCACTGCCTGGTCCTCGACGAACGGGACGGCCAGCCGGACTACCTCGAGGGCCGCGAGACCCCGACCTACACGGTCGAGCTCTCGGTCGAGGTCCGCTGGCACGAGTGAGATTCGGCACGCAAACCCGCCCATAAAATCGACCGCACCCGAGCACAGGAGGACCCACGATGCCCGATCCCGCGCCCCCGACGTTCCAGACTTCGCACGGCACGACGTTCTCGTTCAAGACGAACCTCTACAAGTGCATCGACATCAGTCGCGAGCAGTCGGCCCCGTCGCGGGAGCGGGTCGATATGACCACTCTCGACATCGCCCACGGCGGCACGGCCGTGATGGTCCTCGCGCCGATCAAGCCGGCCCGCGATCCGAAGAAGTTCACGATCACCTACCGGACCATGTCGGACTCCGTCGAGATCGTCGAGGGTGACGAGGGCGCTCTCTCCACCACCGGCGGCAGCGGCAACTACCGCGTGACGAGTGCCAGCGTGTCGCGGAAGACCGCGGCCTACGTCGAGGGCTCGGCCACGTTCGAGGAGCTGATCGCCGGCGAGGTGACCGCTGCGGGCCTGACGATCACCTGACGAGGGGTGACGCATGCCCGGGATAGTTTCGTCGCACGGCACGTCGGGCTACCCGACACAGGTCCTGTTCGGCAACGTCGGCATCGGCTACCTGACGGACTTCGATGTCGACTGCCAGGCCGGGCAGGTCTTCGAGGCGACACACGTCTCGAGCCCCGTGATCGGCCAGGGCTCCGCGGCCCGCGTGCTGAAGGAGTACGACTGCACGTCGATCGAGCCGCCGACGATCTCGCTCCGATTCTGGGGGCCGCCGTCGTTCGCGGCGGTGGACTGCGGGAAAAAGGCATTGATTGAGTTCGACGCGCCTGGAGACTACATCTCGGGCGAGGCGATCCTCGTCTCCTGGAAACACGCCGGCCGAGCCGGGCAGTGGTCCACCGGCGAGGCCGTGTTCCGTCTCACAGGAGTCTTGGAGTGACGCTCACCTTCGACGAACTGCTCGACCTGGCGGCCCGCGACGGGAAGCCGCTCGAGATCGAGATCCGGTCTCTCGGGAAGAAGGTCTTCATTCGGAACCCGTCGTCGGCGGATGTCGACGAGTGGCGGCTGTGGGCGAACCGGAACCAGGGCACCGGGAGGCCCATGGCCGCGAAGGTCGTGCAGATCATGCTGTGCGACCAGTTCGGCGAGCGGCTCGTCCCGCAGACCGACGAGGCCCTCGCGGCTCTCGCGGACACGAACCCGAAGGTGATCGACGAGATCGCCCTCCAGTGCATGCCCCTGCTCAAAGAGCCGAGCGAGGACGACCTGGAGACCGAAAAAAAAGACTGAGGGCGAACCCGTGGGAGTTGTTCGCCCACCGGCTCGCCCTCGAACTGGGAATCGCGGATGTCGAAAAGCTGAAGCGGGAGATCCCGCGGAGGCAGATGGTTCGGTGGCTGGCGTTCTACCTGATCGAGCCGTGGGGCCAGCCGTGGCTCCAGGCCGGGAGAATGACGAGCCTGATCCGGGCCGGGCTGACGGGCAAGTGGGATCGGCATGACGAGGAGCGGTTCCTGATCACCTACCGGGAAGGCGACGAGCATCGATCGAAAACGCCCCTCACGGACGAGGAGCTCGCGGCGAAGTTGGCGGACCTGCCGGGACTGACACGGAGGAGTAAGCGATGGCGGCAATCGGCAAGGTCTCCGCGGTCTTCACGGCGAACTCGTCGGGGCTCGTCGCCGGCGTGAACCAGGCGTCGGCCGCGATGCGGAAGATGGAGGGGAGCGTCTCGTCGTTGGGCGGCGGCATCCGCGCCCTGGTCGCGATCCAGGGGGCCCAGCTCTTCGGCTCGATCGCCTCGGGGGCCGCCTCCGCGGCGCGGACCCTTGTTGAGCTCGGAAGATCCGCGGCGTCCGGCATTTCGGAGGCAGTGGAGCAGGCGACGACGCTCGGCGAGGAGACATCGAAAAGCGGCGTGATTTTCGGCGAGTCCGCGTCGCGGGTGATGGACTTCGCGAAGGGGGCGGACGCTATTGGTCTGACCACCGCCGCGGCCCTTCAGGCGACCGGCTCATTCGGTAATCTGTTCACGGCGATGGGGATCGGCCGCGAACAGGCGGCCGACTACGCGACAACCATGACAGGCCTCGGGGCCGACCTGGCGTCGTTCAACAACTCCACCGTCGACGAGGCCGTCCAGGCGATCGGGGCGGCCCTTCGCGGCGAGGCCGAGCCCATCCGCCGTTTCGGCGTCCTGTTGGACGAGGCCACGCTAAAGCAGGAAGCGCTCGCGAAGGGTCTGATCGCCTCGACTTCCGGCTCGCTGACGCCGGCGATCAAGGCGCAGGCCGCCTACGCTGCGATTTTGAAGCAGACCACGGCCGCGCAGGGCGACTTTGCCAGGACGAGCGGATCGCTCGCCAATCTAAGCCGGATCACAGGCGCCCAGGCCGCGAACATCTTCGGCGACATCGGCTCGGCGTTCGAGCCTCTCTTCCAGTCGGCAACGTCCGCGATGTCGAAGATCCTGGCCGATGTGCGTCCGTTTGTCGCCCAGGTCGCGGCCTCCGTGCGGTCGAGCCTCGAGGTGATCGGGTCGGCGATCGGAATCCTCGCCGGCCAGTTTTCTACTCTTCTCGTGGGGCTCGACGGGACCAACATCGGCCAGGCTATCGGCGACGGGATCCTCGCCGGGGCCCGGTTCCTCGCCGGGATCGGGGACTACCTGATCACCAACTTCGGGAGCGTCTTCTCGTACCTGTCGCAGGTCGGCGGCCAGTGGGGCGGCGTAGCAGACTTCTTCAATCGGACGGGAAACTTCCTTTCGGGCGTGTTCAACGCGGCCCAGGCCGGGCTCGGGTTCGTCATTCTCGGATTTTCCGGGGCCTTTGAAGGGCTCGCCACGATCGCCCAGCAGATCGGCAAGTTCCTCGGGTTCGACACATCCACGCTCGACGCTGTCGTGGCCGGGGCGCAGTCCTTCAACCAGGAGATCTCCAACGGGATCACGAAGAACCTCGCCCAGGCCCAATCCGGCTTCGCGGCGGCATTCGCCGACAACGCGACGCCGGTCGGGGCCGCGATCGCCGGGCCGCTCACGACGGCCCTGGACGCCGCAGTCGCCAAGGCAAACGCCTCGGCCGCGAGCGTGTCGCAGGCGGGGGCCGGGGCCGCAGGCCAAGCGGCAGCGGCCGCCGCGACGGCCGCCGCGACGGCCGCAGTCGCCGCCACGGTCGAGCGGCAGGCCCTGAAGGGCATCGACTCGCGGTCGTCCGAAGGCGTCGCGGAAATGTTCCGGATCGCCAGGGGTCGCGAGACGGTCGTCGACCAGGTGGCGGCAGGGACCAAGGCCTTCCGTGAAGAGATTGGCGCGGGCGTGATGCAGAGCGGAAGGGATGCCGCGGTCGCCTTCGCGAGCGTGCTCGCGGCGAACGCGCAGTCTGTCGGCCAGGCGATTGCCGGGCCGGTCACGAAGGCACTGGAGGGTGCTGTCGCCAAGGCGAACACCTCGGCCGCGGGCGTGTCGCAGGCGATCTCGGCATCGGCCCAGAAACTCGCCGAGACCGTCGCCTCGGCGGTCAACCCGCCGACCCTGGGCGGCGTCGGATCGAGGTCGTCGGAAGGCGTTGCCGAGATTCTTCGTGTGATGCGAGGCACGGGCGGCGACGTGCAGGAGCGACAGCTCGGCGTGCTCGAGCGGATCGCGACGGCCGTCGAGGGCCAGGAAGCCGACTACCCATTCGCTCTGGAGTGACCTATGGCCTGGGTGTCCTACGATCGAGTCCTCCGCGGAACCGGCGTGCAGGGGAAGTACGGCGAGCCGTGGACGGCTACGCGCCGGTGGACGATCCGCGTCGACTCACCGCTGACGACCGAGGCCGAGATCATCGCCGGCGTGACCGCGACGATGGGCATCACGTTCGGGTCGGCCCACCCGGCGTTCGCGGCCCTGAAGGCCATGGAGTTCGACTGTTCGCCCGAGACCGACGACGGGATGCGGTGGGCCCTCACAATCCGGTACTACGTCCCGACGCCCGAGAAGAAGGTCCAGGCCAACGGCCGGCCGGCGGACTACTGGGAGCGGGCCGGAGGCACGACGAGCGTCCCGGTGTTCCGCGACTCCGCGGGGACCATGATCACGAACTCCGCGTTCGAGCCGATCGAGGGGCTCGAGCGGGAACGCGAGGAGTCGGCGTGGACGCTCACAAAGTTCTACGAGACCGACGCGGCCCTCGCGGCCGACATCACGGGGTACGCCGGCCGCGTGAATAGTGCGACGTGGGCCGGCGGAGCCGCGAAGACGTGGAAGGCCTACTTCAAGGGCGCGAAGAAGACCGAGATCTCGAAGCTCGACGGCGTCGCGGACGGCGGGACGCTCTCGTTCATCGAGGCCCGCTGGGAGTTCCGGTACGACCCGGAAACGTGGAAGGCGATGCCGTGGGACGTGGGCTTCATGGAGCTCGTGAGCGGCCAGCGTAGGGTGATCCTCGGCGACGACCAGAAGCCGGTGAAGCAACCGGTCGCCCTGAACACCAACGGCACGAAGCGGACCCCGGGCACGGCCCCGAGCGTGATCCGAAACGGAGCCGGTGCCGACTTGTACCTGACGGCAAACTTCTCGACCGCCTTCGGCTCCCCGGCCCTTCTGTGACCATGGCACGACGCGTTTCCTTCACCGAGACCGACGCCCGACGGATCGCGGCCGCGACCCGCGCCTACGAGCGCGGGAACCGGAACCAGCCGCCGATCCGGTTCCGCCAGGGCGGCGAGGACGGCGATTCCGTGCGGCTCGGGAAGACGACGGCCCGCTGGGACAAGGGCTCGCTCGCGACGATCGAACTGTTCGAGGAGGGCACGCCGCCGAGCGAAGGGAAGAAGACGCCGGCGGACACGCTCGCGAACTGCGTGAACAAGTTCGCGACCGTTTCGAGCGGTAGGTGGGTGATCGTCGCCCGCGGCGGGAACGGGTACTGGTACCTCATCGCGGCGGAGTGCGGGTAGATGGTGCTCTTTCCGGGCTGTCGCTGCTGCAACTGCGACATCGGTACGCCGAACGCTGTCGAGGTGACGCTCTCCGTCACGGAGGCGTATCACAAACTCAAATACCGCGTGAAGTGGCCGGACACGAGTATTCCGTTCTGGCAGTTCAATCCGACGTTTTTCGAGACGACGGTCTCCAGTACGTTTTTCGTCCCGGGATCGTCTGGGACTTACTCGCTGACGCGAGAGGGCACATCCCCGAATAGCCTGTTCTGGTATCGGTCTGCAAACCTCACGGTAGGTTTCACGCCGAATAATCCGTGGTTCAATCTCGGACCTCTTGACAGAAATGTATTGGTCAGCTTTTCCGTTCCGCTGCGATGGGCCGAGCGCGAGGGCGGCGACACCTTTTCGCAGGCGACAATGTCGGGTTCTTCGTGGGACACCGATGTCGTTGCCGCCGGCGGGGCGGTATGCGAGTGGCCGAAGTCCGGCGGCGGCTTCTCTCGTCCTCTTTACACCGGCACGGCGAGCTCGATCTGCCGTCGCGATCCGCATGCCCTGGAGTACAGCGTATCCCTTGGAATCGACGTTGGGGATCGGGGCATCTACAGCCCCGGGCAAGAAAAGTTCGGAACGAAGTTCGTGACGCAAGGAGGTACGGGCGGATTCTCTGCTGGCTGCGTCCTTCCTGTGTCCATGACCGTGCGTCCTACATTTCGCATCGAGGATGGCCGCGCGGGTTACCCCGGATATTCGGAGTTCGAGTTTCTCGATAACACGCTGGACGCGGTCACGATAGGCGGGACCCAGTGGTATCAGTTCTCGGTTCCGGTGCAGATTTCCTCCGCGAAGCTGATCTACGATGCGAGCGAGGTCGCGGTTTTCGCGAATCCCGGATACCAGACCGGGATCTATGGCGGCCCATGCCCATGACGGACTGCGACATCGACCCCGCGTCCCTATGCTGTCGCGTCTGCGGCTCTCGCGTCACCGCGCCCCACGTCGTGCGGAACTGCCGCCCCCGGCCCGGCCTGGGCGACATGGTCGCCGCCGGCCTGTCGGCGGTCGGCATCACGCCCGAGCGGGTCTCCGCCGTGATCGGCGGCCCCTGCGGGTGTGAGGAGCGAAAGGAGGCCCTGAACGACTGGGGGCGTGACCACCTGGGCATAGGTTGACTCGCCCGGCCGGCCCGCGAGACTCGACGGACCATCGGCATGGAGGCTGCATGTCACTCGCGGATCGCGTCGCGGAGCGGGCCAGGGCAAAGCCGGTCCGCCAGGTCGGGTTCTTCTCGCGGCTCTCGCCCGAGCACCAGGCCGAGCTCCTCGAGGTCCGTCGCCGGTTCCAGGCCGGGGGCCTCGGGTCGGCGTCGGCCCTCGCGGACCTGTTGATCGAAGAGGCGGCAGCCGACGGGATCGAGCTCTGCGGACCCCAAGGGCTACGCGTATGGCTCGCGCGGCGCGATTAGCCGACAGGGTCGCCGGCAAGGCCGCCGCGAAGGCGGCCGGGGGCGACGGCCTGACGATCGAGGAGGTCACGAAGAAGGCCACCGGCGATGCCGTGGAGGCCCGCAGCGTGTCGAGGACGATCCGCACGGTCGAGGATCTCCTCGCCCACATCGAGGCCGACCTGACCCGGTTCGAGGTCGCGGCGTCGGAGGCGACGAAGTGGGAAGGGCTCACCGCGGACCGCGAGACGGGCCAGCCGGTCGTGACCGAGCTCTTCCGCGTCTTCGTCCGGCTCCGGCCGAAGGCCGGGCCGAGCGTGGCCGAGGCGGTCGAGGCGATGATCGTCGCCGCCGGGGGCGGGCTGCGTGTTCGCGATTCGCGAAACGCGAAAGTCCGCGGCGATCGCCCCTGGGCCGTCCTCGTCGTCGCGGACACCCACTTCGGGAAATACGCGTGGGGCCGGTCGACCGGCGAGGCCGACTACGATCTCGACATCGCGGCCCGGCTCGTCCGCGAGGCCTCGGCCGAGCTGCTCGACGCGGCCACCGAGTACGCCCCCGGCCGGATCACCGTCGCCGGCCTCGGCGACCTGTTCCACTACGACACGCCCTCGGGGACGACCACCTCGGGGACGCCGCTCGAGCGGGACGGCCGGCTCCAGAAGATGATCAGCGTCGGCACCGACGCCCTGGTCGGCGTGATCGACACGGCGTCGATGGTCGCCCCGGCCGACGTGCTGGTCGTCAACGGGAACCACGACGAGACCCTGACCTGGGCCTTCCACCGGATCGCGGTCGAGCGCTACGCCCGGTCGAAGCGGGTGACGGTCGACGGCACCTACACGCCGCGGAAGTACCTGACCCACGGCAGGAACCTGCTGGGCTTCGTCCACGGCCACCGCGCGAAGCGGCGGCTCCCGCAGCTCATGGCCCACGAGGCGGCCGCGGCGTGGGCCGCGAGCCCCTACCGCGAGGTCCATACCGGGCACCTTCACCACCAGGCGGCCGAGTGGCAGCGGCCGATCGAGACGATCGACGGCGTCCTCGTGCGGATCGCCCCGAGCCTCGGGCCGGCGGACGACTGGCACGCGGCGAGCGGCTTCGTCGGGGCCCGGCGGGCGATGGAGCTCTTCATCTACGATCCGGCCGGCGGGCTGCGGGCGATGCACGTCGCCGGCCCCCGGCTGGAACTGGGGAGGCTCGCGTGAGCGAGGACCACCACTTCCTGATCCGCGGCGTCCGCGTCCTGTGGCGGTACGCCCGCCTCCGGGGCCGGGCCGCCGGCTGGAGCATCACGCCCGACGAGAAGCGGCCCGACCTCGAGCGGAAGGTCCTGATCGACGCGCGGCTCCGCGGCCGGGCCCGGCTGGAGACCGAGATCCACGAGGCGATCCACCAGCTATTCCCCGACCTGGCCGAGGAGACCGTCTCGGGGGCGGGCCGCGACCTCGCGCGGATCCTCTGGTCTCTGGGGTATCGACGGAATGACTGACGGCAACCAACTGGGGAGGACTTCGTGATCAGGATCGTCGGACTTGCGGGCAGGATCGGGGCCGGGAAGACCCTCGCGGCGTCGATGGTGCCAGCGGCGTACCCGCTCCAGTGGGCGGACCCGATCTACCGGGGCCTCTCCGCGATGCTCGACATCCCGGGGGAGGTCCTCCGCGACCGCACCCAGAAGGAGCGGGCGGTCGGCGTCGGCGGGATCGACGTGGTCCCCCGCGACCTGCTGCGGACGCTCGGCACCGAGTGGGGCCGCGAGCTCGTCCACCCCGACATCTGGGTCCGGCTCACGATGCGGCGGATCGAGACCCTACACGAGACCGTCGAGGCGACCACGTTCGCGATCTGCGGGACGCGGTTCCCGAACGAGGTCGAGGCGATCCGCGAGCGAGGCGGGGAGGTCTGGTGGATCGACCGCCCAGGCCTTGACGCCGGGCACCACGCGAGCGACCGCCAGATCGGCCCGAACGACTGCGACCGCGTGATCGTCAACACCGCCGGCCCCGACGAACTGCGGGCCGCGGTGCTCGCGGCCTGGCGGTCCTACATCTGGCAGGCCGACGCCCCGCGCCAGGCCGGGTGATCACGCCGCCGGGGCCGGGGGCCCGGGCGGCCGGTCCTCGAGGTCGAGCGGCGGCAGGGCCGCGCACGACGACTCCTCGTCCGGGCAGATCAGGCTGTCGACGTAGACGGCCTGGAGGTTCGGGTCGGAGTGATCCAGGAGCCGGGTCGCCGCGGCCCGGCCGCCCATGAGGGCCGCGTAGGAGGCGGCCGTCCGGCGGAACCCGTGGAATCCCCGGTACTTCACCCCGGCCGTCCGGCACAGGACCTGGAGCGAGGCCCATTGGCTGCGGCTGCGGCGATCCCACGGCCAGACGAGCGCGTCGTCCGGGCCGCGGTGTTCCGCGAGCATGTCGGCGAGCTCGGCGGTGATCTGCCGCTCCAGGTCTCGCGTCTTGTTCTTCCGGTTCTCGCCCCGGAACAGGATCCGCCGCCGCTCGAGGTCCACGTCGGCCCAGCGGACGCTTGAGATCGCGGTGAATCGCTCCCCGGTCGTCACGGCAGCGTAGATGATCGTCGACCACCACCACGACGAAGGCAGGCCGCCGGTACGTCCGAAGCGGCGGCGGGCCCGGCGGACCAACTTCGACACGTCCTCGATCGTGTAGGCCCGGCCCGTCGGGATCTTCTTCGGCACCTTCACCGGGGCGAGGTCGGGGAACTCGCTGGTGATCTTCTTCCGGGCCGCATACTTCCACGCGGCCTGGATCATCGACTGATCCTTTTTGACCGTGGCGGCCGCCGGCAGGCGACCACGCCAGCCCGGGGTTTCCGCTCTCCACCGGAGATAGCGGCTCATCGCCAGGTCGTCGAGGTCGTCGGTCGTCACCGGCCGACCGCAGAATCGGTCGAGGCGGTCGGCGAGCATCAGATACAGGGCAACTGACTTGCGGTCGAGACCCTTCAGGGTCGTATAGCGATCGAACAGTTCGCGAATCGGCATCGGCATGGATTCTTCCTTCTCATGGCTTCCATGCCCGGTAGTGTACGGAATGTCATCACACCCGCGAAGGGTTCGACTCCCCTCGCCTCCACTCGACATTCCCGATACCCAACTGTTGGCAACGGGCCCGGCGAAGGCAAACGCCGGGCCTGTTGATTCGCGGTCGGGGCCGACTACCTTCGAGGTATGGCAGT